AAGAAAGCTCAGGAAGAAATAGCTTACAAAAAAACGTGCGTTGCTTCATTACATAAATCGAACTTTATTTATGTGACGCCAGGGATTAATCCTTCCGGTCTCGGACGGAAGAATGAAACTCTTTAATGAAGAAATTGTAAAACTGTAAATGCCCATTTTGGGGTTTACTTATTTTAAACTTGCTTAAAAGGAGAAAACTATGACGTTCGACGACGTATTTCATTTTGGTTCTAAAGACTTAGATAAATTCTTTATAGGTTCTAATAACCCGTTTACAAGAGTAAACAAAATATATGATGAGGTGCAAAGATCATCTTATCCTCCATATAATATTAAGAGACTTGGCGATGACAAGTTCTCAATTGAATTAGCTGTTGCAGGGTTTACCCAATCAGATATTGATATTGAGGTAGTACCTGAAGAAAACAAATTAGTAGTAAGTGGTAAGAGCGATGATAACAGTTCTGATTACTTACATAGAGGTATAGCTAATAGGGCGTTCACAAGATCATTTGCATTAGATGAACATGTTGAAGTAAGATCTGCAGATCTATCTAACGGTATGTTGATAATTAACTTAGAGAGAATAGTTCCAGAGCATAAAAAACCTAGAAAGATTAAGGTCAACGATGCCATAGAGCACTCCTCCAAGCAGCTACTTACGGAGGATAAAAATGCAGAAATCAAAACTAAAGAGAAGGTTGCGTAAAGTAAACATCTTTCTAAGAAAGTTTATGAGAGCTTTATACAATTCAATTAAACACGCAAGACTTGCCCAGGCAAGAGTACATATGCATAGATTTGATCAAGACTATGCACAATGGTACTTAAGTCAATCAAAAGATAATTTTGATTTTGAAAAGCGTGAAAGAGAATTAATGTACAAACGCCTTTTATAACTTTCATATCACCTAAATAAAAGAGAGGTCCCTAAAAAGACCTCTTTTTTTCAATTAACTCAGCATTAATGAAAACGTCTTAATTATCCAAGACACTATATTATTGTAATGCTTTATAGCGCTATTTCGCTTAGTTATAAGAGGGGATAATAAAAACAATATAGTATACTAAAGTCTGATAAGATTAGCGCATAAGAAAGGAGAGTCCTTATGAATACTCACGTTTATTCGCTAGATTATTATTTTACTAAGTTAAAGAAGTTAGAAAATATTGTACATGATTTACAGACCGAGATAGAGGTGACGAGAAGCAAACTAAAATCTCAGACTGATAGTACAAAATTTGATAAACCGAGAGTACGAATAGGTCCAGATGATGTATAACTTAATGGAGATATAGATGGTGCAAAAGAAGTTGCAAAAAGGTTCAGAGTATGCAAAGTATGATTTGGATGGAGATGGTATTGTGAGTGATGAGGAATTAGATATGGATGAAAAGATGTTAAGACTTCAAGATTTAAAGTCTGATATCGAAAATGAAGATAAGAAACAAGATTCGCAGCGACAAATGGCATGGATGGCTTTAATAGGAATGTTATTCTATCCTCTTGTCACTATTGCTGCTGATTATTTTGGTTTAAAAGCTGACATATTAGCTTCAATGGCTGATTTGTATTTTATTGCTAGTGCTGGTATTGTTGCAGCATTCTACGGAAAAGAAGCATACCTCGGTAGAAAATAATACCTGTTGATTTTATTATGTTCGTATGATATAATTGTGATATGAGTAAATTTTATACAAGTGTCTTTATGAATCGCGGTGATGTATTGCTACGTGGTTATGAGAACGGTAAGCGAGTACAACATGCAATACATTACAAACCATATCTTTTTGTTGGTTCAAGGATAAAAGATACTGATTATCGAACTATCAAAGGTAAGCCTGTTGATAAAATAGAGTTTGGTAGTGTATATGAAGCACGCGAGTTTTTAAGAAAGTATAAAGGTGTAGATGGAATGGACATCTACGGTCTGACTAATTTTATCTACACCTTTATTCATGATCATTATCCGGGCACAATCGACTACGACCCTAAACTAATCTCCGTTGTCTCGATCGATATTGAGACGTCCGCCGAAGGAGGTTTTCCAGATATTCAATCTGCTGATAAAGAAATAACTGCCATTACTATTAGTAAAAAAGGCAAAATGGTTGTGCTTGGATATAATGATTTCGAAATACCCCAAGGTGAAGAAGATAACATTACCTATTTGAAATGTGAATCTGAATCAGATCTACTTAATAAGTTTATAAAGGTATGGAGATCCACACAATTTATTCCTGATGTTGTTACTGGTTGGAACTGTGAGTTCTTTGATATGCCCTACATTATAAATCGTATTAGTAGAATTATTGGACCTGAAAGTGCAAAAAGACTATCGCCTTGGGGTATAATATCGTATCGTGAAGTAGAGATAGCAGGTAGACAATATAGTATTCCTGAGATAGTAGGTATTACTATCTTAGATTATATGCAGTTGTATAAGAAGTTCTCTTTTACAATGCAAGAAAGTTACAAATTAGATTACATTGCCCAGGTCGTCCTTGGTGAGCGTAAACTTGATTATGATGCTCTTGGTTATGCTAACTTAGATGAGTTCTATAAAGGAAATTATCAAAAGTACATTGAATATAATATTCAGGACGTGCGACTGGTAGATAGATTAGAAGATAAACTTAAATTCATAGAACAGGTGTTCGCCCTTGCCTATGATGGAAAGACTAATTATCTAGATACGTTTACCTCAGTACGATCTTGGGACATGTATATCCATAATGAGTTACTATCTAAGAAGATAGTTATACCTCAGTTTGATCCATCAGAAAGAGCTAAAGATAATCCTATTGAAGGTGCCTATGTTAAAGAACCTAAAGTAGGTATGCATAAATGGGTTGTATCTTTTGACTTAAATAGTCTATACCCTCATTTGATCATGCAATATAATATCTCACCTGAAACCTTTGTAGATACTATATCTTCTCTGAGTGTGAAAGATGGAGTGGATAAGATACTTAATGGTGCATTGAATGATCCTGCAATAAGAAATGAAATGGAATCACAAAATGTAACTGTTGCTGCAACCGGTTGTATGTTTGATAAAGACTATCAAGGCTTTTTACCTCAGATGATGCAACGACTATATGATGATAGGGTAAAGTTTAAGAATCAGATGATCGAGGCTAAGAAGAAGTATGAGAAAGAAAAAACATATGAACTAGAAAAGGAGATAGCACGTTGTCATAATATGCAGCTTGCTAAAAAGATTCAGCTTAACTCGGTTTATGGTGCATTAGGTAACAAGTACTTTAGATGGTATGATCCTAGATATGCTGAATCGATTACTAAGTCCGGTCAGTTATCTATTCGTTGGATGGAGAATAAAATAAATGGTTATCTGAATAAAGTACTTAAGACTGATAATGAAGATTATGTAATAGCTGTTGATACTGATTCGATGTATATAAACTTAGATGAGTTTGTACAAAAGACTTGTGAAGGTAAAACTACAGAGGATATAGTTAAGTACTTAGATAAAGTTTGTAATGATGTCTTTGAACCTTTCATTGATAGATGCTATGAAGAGTTAGGTAAGTATGTTAATGCCTATGATCAGAAGATGAAGATGAAAAGAGAGGCAATAGCTGATAAAGGTATATGGACTGCTAAGAAGAGATATATTCTTAATGTAAGAAATAACGAGGGTGTTCAATATAAAGAACCTCAGTTAAAGATTATGGGTATTGAGGCAGTTAGATCTTCTACTCCTGCTATAATTAGACAAACGATTAAAGATGCATTGAAACTAATTATGACTAAGACTGAAGATGATGTAATTGATTTTATTGCACAGCAACGAGAAGACTTTCGTGGTAGACCTTTTGAAGATGTAGCCTTTCCAAGAGGTTGTAAAGAGATAGAAAAATGGATGGATAATAGTACCAGTATAAAAGTATATAAGTCTGGTTGTCCTATTCATGTGAAAGGTGCTATACTATATAATCTTTTATTAGAACAAAAGAAGCTAACTAATAAATATGAGAAGATAAACAGGGGTGAGAAAATAAAGTTTAGTTATCTTAAGATGCCTAACTTTATTGGAGAACATGTAATTAGTTCACCTGATAAATTACCTGAAGAGTTTGAATTGAATGAGTTTATAGATTATGATATGCAATTTCAAAAGTCCTTCCTTGACCCTTTAAAAACTATTCTTGATGTCATAGGTTGGGAAACAGAACGACGTAATACATTGGAGAATTTTTTCGCATGAGTACAAAGTTTGAAGTAGACGATTTTGATAATGATTTTGGTTTTTCAGCTGTTAGTGAAGATGAGTTAAAGTCATTAGAAAGACAACAAGCAGATGAGTTGCAACAAAAGGATAAGAAGTTAGAAGAAATTGAAACTACTTATAAAGGTAAATTAGAACAATTATATAAAACTATTATTCCTTTGTTAAAAAATCTTGCTAAAGATGACGATAAAGATTATATCTATTGGCCTAATAGAAAGGCTAGAATGGAAAAGTTTATTCATAAAATAGATAGAATAGTAGGTTAATGTTAAATTACATTCTACTACTTACTGCATTGCTATTGTCTGGTGTTGCAGCTTATTATTCTATAGTAGGATTAACTGCTATATTTGCTGCTGCCTTTTGGCCTATAGTCATTATGGGTAGTACGTTAGAGTTAGGTAAGGTTGTAGGTACTTCATGGGTGTATAGAAACTGGCATGAGGCTCCTGCATTAATAAAATATTATCTTGCATCTGCAATTGTTATACTTTCAATAATTACATCACTTGGTATATTTGGATTTCTATCTAAAGCACATTTAGATCAAGCATTACCTGTGGGTGATATAGATGATCAAGTACAGCTTTATGATCAACAAATACAAAATGAAAGAGATAATATAACACAGTTAAAAACCTTATTACAACAGATGGATGATGTTGTAAAGAGTAAACTAAACCAAGAAGGTAGAACGTTAAAGAGAAAAGGTTTAGAAAATGAAGAGGGTGAAACTGAATACTATCTTGAGAAAGAAGATGTAA